GGTTGGTTTTCACATTCACCAAGATCCAGCGCCTATGCTGGTTGTGCAGCCCACGCTAGATATGGCGCAGACTTGGAGCAAAGACAGGCTTGCCCCTGCGATACGCGATACGCCTGTGTTGCTGGATAAGATCGGTGATCCCAGATCGCGTGATAGTGGCAATACAACTTTGCACAAGGTATTCGCTGGCGGTCACGTTACAGCATGTGGCGCTAACTCTCCTAGCTCATTGGCGTCACGTCCATGCCGCATTATTCTATGCGATGAGGTTGATCGCTATCCTATCTCTGCTGGCACAGAAGGTGATCCCGTATCATTGGCGAAGAAACGGTCTGCTACATTCTGGAACCGCAAGATCATCTTGGTTAGCACTCCGACTGAAAAAGGTTCATCTCGAATTGAGCAAGCATATGAAGAAAGCGATAAGCGCAAGTTTTTCGTTAGCTGCCCGCATTGCGATGGCGAGCAGACGCTTCAGTGGGCGAATGTTAAGTTCAGCAATAATGATCCGAATACTGCCGAATATAGCTGCGAGCATTGCGGGTCTTGCTGGGATGATGCTGACCGGTTTCGCGCTATTCGGTATGGATCTTGGCAGAAGACAGATACCGGCGATGGCAAGACTGCTGGCTTTCACCTGTCAGCGCTGTATTCGCCTTGGACGCGCCTTGATGAGATTGTCGGTGAATTTATTGCAGCCAAGCGTGATCCCATGCGGCTCAGGACGTGGGTAAACACGACTTTGGGCGAAACGTGGGAAGAGCAAGGCGAGATGCTTGATGAATATGATTTGATTGATCGGGCAGAGGATTGGGGCGATGAGCTACCTGAAGGCGTCCTGATGCTGACTGCTGGGGTAGATGTTCAAGATGACCGATTGGAATATGAGATAGTTGGCTGGGGTCGTGGGGAGGAAAGTTGGTCAATCGAATATAACATCTTATACGGTGATCCATCATCAGCAGAATTATGGATTGATCTGGACAGGGCTTTGCAGCGTACATACACACATCCGCTATCTGGTGACATGACGCTTAGATCGGCCTGTATCGACAGTGGCGGTCATTACACGCAGCAAGTTTACAATTATGCGCGAAATCGTGCGGGAAGGCGGGTTTTTGCTATCAAGGGTATCGGTGGCGAGGGCAAACCTGTGATTGGCAGGCCAAGCAAGAATAATATTGGTAAAATCAACCTATTCCCTGTGGGAGTAGATACAGCGAAAGAATTAGTGTATGCTCGCCTGAAGATGACTGAAGAGGGCGCGGGATATTGTCACTTCCCGATTGGACGAAACGAGGAATACTTTAGGATGCTTACCGCAGAAAAAAGGGTGGTTAAGTATTTCAAAGGGCGTCCAAAGCGTGAGTGGGTGAAGATCAGGCAGCGCAACGAAGCGCTTGACTGTCGGGTTTACGCAACCGCTGCTTTAGCCGTTTTAAATATAAATATGGACGCAGTTGCAAAACAGGCCCAAAATAAGGTACAATCGGACAAACCTCAGCAAGTCAGGCGTCCAGCTATACCGCGCCGCAATTCGTTCGTTCACGGTTATAGGTGATAGATGGCCAATTTATTCGACGCAGCAAACGCACCGACTACTGAACCAACTGACTTTGTGGTTGGTGATTTTGTACAATGGAAGCGAACTGACCTAAGCGATGATTATCCAAATACTGCATACACGCTGACTTATGTGTCAAGGGATGCAGGCGGTGGCTCACATGAGTTTTCTGTCACTGGAACCGCAAGCGGATCTGATTATTTATTTACTATTCTAGGATCTGCGTCTGATGGCTTCAGCGCTGGACACCACAAATGGCAACTTGAGATTGTACGAAACAGCGACAGTGAGCGCATCGTGCATGAGACGGGTCACTGGGATATTCATGTTGACATGGATGTTAATGGCGTTGACCCAAGGTCATTCGCTCAAACCATGGTTGATAAGATCGAGACCATACTTACCGGCAAGGCTGATAGTGATGTTGGCAGTTATTCTATTGCTGGCCGGTCATTAACGAAGATGACCTTCGCTGAACTAGAAGAGGCTAGAAATAGGTACATGGGCATCTACAAGCGTGAGCAAGCAGATGAGGCAGTCAAGAAGGGCAAGCCAAGCCCTAACACGATCAAAGTGAGGTTTAGCTGATGGGTGTACTTGATCTCTTCAAGCGGTCGAAGAAAAAGCCGCAGCGCCGTAATTATCAAGCAGCCGCCAAGGGGCGGCTTTTCGCTGACTTTCATGGGTCAAATAGAAGCGCTGATAGTGAAATACGTTGGGCGCTGCGTGATTTACGCAACCGCAGCCGTGATTTAGAGCGCAATAACGAGTATTTTCGGCGGTATTTGCAGCTTTTGCGGGTAAATGTTGTCGGAGAGAATGGCTTTAACCTACAGATCAGAGGCAGAAACCCAGATAATTCGCTAGATCGCGCTGGAAATAACATAATTGAGGGCGCTTGGCGTGATTTCTCGCGTTTCGGCGGGCCAACCATTGATGGCGGGCTTTCAATGGTGGATTTGTGCAATCACATCATATCTGGCGTTGCGCGTGACGGTGAGGTGTTCCTGAAGATCGTTAAGGGAAATTATCTGCGCTACGGCATAGGTTTGCAGCTTATTGAGCCTGATCTTGTGGACGAAGAGAAGAATGAGCTTGCTGCAAATGGCAATCAGGTGCGTATGGGTGTTGAGCTTGACAGTAAAACCAAGCGTCCGATTGCGTATTATGTGCTGAATTACCATAAGGGCGACTATGATTACATGACGCCAGCCGCAGAGCGCAAATATACGCGGGTATCTGCGGATGAGATGATGCACATCTATCGCCCAGAACGCGCAGATCAGACTAGGGGTGTTCCTTGGTCTGTTGCTGCGATTGCTTCATTGAAGATGCTGCATGGCTATCGTGAGGCTGAATTGATTGCGGCTAGAACTGGTGCTGCCAAGATGGGCTTCTTCACCAGTCCTGCTGGAGATGGATTTACGGCTGATGGGTTTGACGATGAGCAAAATACTGTTCCCATCTATGATGCTGAAGCCGGTACATTCCATCAACTGCCTGCTGGCGTTGATTTCACCCCATTTGATCCCACGCACCCGACATCTGCGTTTGCTGACTTTGAGAAGGCAATTCTGCGCGGCATAGCTGGTGGCTTGGGCGTAAGCTATACATCATTGGCCAACGATCTTGAGGGAACAAGCTATTCGTCTATACGTCAGGGTGCATTGGAAGAGAGAGATTTCTACCGCACGTTGCACAGATTTATGATCGATCACTTCCTTGATCCGTTCTACCGCATTTGGCTAGAGCATGTGATGGATCATGGATTTGTACCTATTTCTGGTGAAAATAAGGTGTTTAAGTTCAGCCAAGACGTAACTTGGCGCGGCAGAGGCTTCCAGTGGGTTGATCCGCTCAAGGAGATGAATGCTGCTGTTGTAGGATTGCAGAACGGCATCTTGAGCCATTCTGACATTGCTGCGACTTATGGGCGTGATGCAGAAGACACGTTTGCCCAGATTGAGCGTGACAAAGAGCTTGCGGAGCAATTTGGTCTATCTATGGCTTATCAGCCGTTTGGCATGAAGCAGCCAGTACCAGCAGAGGTGGATGATGTCGAACAAACCGACTGATGGAATGGTAGAAGAAGCGAAGCGTGGCCTAGAGTGGCGGCGTGAGTTTGGGCGTGGCGGTACTGAGGTTGGCATTGCTAGAGCGCGTGACATATCCAATGGCAAGAATTTGTCAGACGATACAGCCAAGCGTATGTTCAGCTTCTTCAGCCGCCATGAGGTAGATAAGAAGGCTGAGGGGTTTCGCGTAGGTGAAAAGGGTTATCCTTCAAATGGCCGTATCGCATGGGCGCTTTGGGGCGGTGATGCTGGGTTTTCGTGGAGCAGACAGATTGCAGAGCGATTAGCCAAGGAAGATCGGGCCGCTGGCGTGACTGATGCGGTTAAGACTGGTTTGGCCAAGAAAGCCAAGGATCATAACGAAAAAGTCGGTGATGTAGCGTCGAAGCGTACGAGTACACGTACGCTAACGGCTGTATTCAA